GTTGGAGTAAGTTGTAAAGGTACATATGGTGCGTAAATGTAACCTGTGTCAAGTAAAGATGTTCCTTTGTGACCCAACAACACTTGGTTAGCAGGGAAGTAAGGATCTCTATAAACTTGATATCTTCCTGCAAGTGTACCGATTCTTTCGATACCCATGTTGTACTGATCTTGCTCAGGTGCCGCGTTAGAAACGTGGAAATACTCAAGATCATCGAAGATTGCAGAGATTTCAGATGAAACAACGATCCAGTTAGCTCCACCTCTCAATGTTGATTTGTGGATCTGAGCTGAGATTTGGTTGATAGCCGTGATCAAAGTTTGGTTCCAATCCTTTTGAGTATAAGGAACTGCACTTGATCCGAGTCTCTTCCATCCGTTGTAATCCCATCTAAGATTCCAAGCCGCTGCTTTTCTAAGGTCTCTCAAGATTTCTCTATCGATCTCAGCTGCAACTTGCTCAGAAAGTAATGCTGTCAATTCAGCTTCTGCGTCGATGTTGTGGAACGCTGCCACGTCTTGTGCCATTTCTGGAGACCATTGAGCTCTTAACTTTCTTTCAGTTACAGAAACTGTTACTGACATAAGGTCAAATGAAACCTCACCGATCTTATCTTCGAATTCCATATTCTTATAGATTCTATAAGTTGCTGTGAATGCGTTGTCAGCAGCTGCAGTTGAAGCGAAAGTTGATCCTGTGTAACCGTCAAGTGATCCACCACAAGTGATACATACAGGAACCTGTAAGTCAACTTCTAAGTAGATTTTACCTTCAGCGTCACAAAGATTGTCAAACTGACCACCATCTGTTTTACTGTTAGGGAATACAAGTGTTTGGTTAACATTACCATACTGAACAATTCCTTTACCATACTTTTGAGTTACAACTCTGAAAAGATATGGATTAGAAGTGTTAGCTGAAGTATATGCGTTACCTGCAACACCTAATACTGTAAGATCTGAAAGGAAAGCTTCGTTGTCCATAGGTTGACCATCAGGACCAATCAACTTACCAGCTCCGTCAGAAGCAAAACCTGACATAACTATCAATACTTTTCTATAGTTGTCAAGTGTGTAAGCTGAAGGAACAAGTTGATCTGCCAACCAAGCAACAGTACCTACTTGAGCAGTGATTGCTGAGTAAGTTCCTTTTGAATAGTCGAACAAACCTGGAGGATCCAAAGCTGGTTCATTACCTTCATAGAATCTATCATAAAGATCTTTTTGAAGGTTATAGTCATATCCGCTGTTTGGTGTCTGACCCTCCGCAGCGTTTGGTGAACCATAAGGTGCGTAGTGCTCAGTTGTGCCTGGTTGATATGCCTGAATGTTTGGTACAAAGTAGAACAATTTACCGATAGGTAAGTTCATTGCTTGTACTGATACGATGTCATTAGCAAGAAGTTTAGAGAAAACTCTTCTGATGATAGGGAATACTACAGTTTCGAATGAACCTGAGTCTGAAGTTGATGTTGCTTCGTTGATTAACCAAGATGCTTGGTTTTCATACAATTGTGCAACGTTATCCTTCATGTGACTACTAAGTCCTTCTAAGAAACCTAGCTTATCCCATTTGCTGATTGTGTCTTCCTTGATAACCTTAAGGTGCTTAAGACCGATATTACCAACGAGACCTGATTCTAATAAAGCTCCCATTTTATTTGTTTTTTTGTTTTAATTTATTTTATTAATTTAATTTAGAAATCAAATCTTTGATTCTCATAAACTGAGGATTTTCATAAGTTTTGCTTTCAATTAAAGTTGTTGACGATCCTGTAGATGGTGTATTAACAATTTTATTACCTACAGACTCATTCATTGATTGTGATTCAGTCTTAGTTAATTCTTCTTTAAGTTGTCTGTAAAGATTTTTTGAATCTTTAAGAGTTTCAACTCCGTCAAATCTTCTAAGAATGTTTATTTTCTCTTTTTTTGTTGTTGAGTGTTCTGTGAATAATCTTGTTGCATAAGCCAAATTTGAATTGAAAATTGCAACCTCGTTAAGTTTTTCTCTAAACACGTTTAGAGCCTTTCTATATTCATCATTTTTTTCTCTCAACAAACCAACTTCTGATTCAAGAGATTCTTTTGTTACTCCGTTTTTATAAACGTAATTTCTATTAGGTGTTATTCCTTTTCTCAAACCTCTACCTTCTTTAGAACCCATACCATATGTACGTGCTGCTTCTGTAGCTTCTTCTTTCTTTTCATAATCTTTGTAGTGACCATCAACATCTTTGGTTTTCTTTTTAACACCATCTACAGACTTACGTTTGTATTCGTGTTTTTTTGATCCCCATCCTTCTGTGGTTTCTACTTTTTTTATTTTTCCATCTACATTAGGTCCTTTTTCATAGCTGAATTTAGCTTTACCTGTTCCCATAGTTTTAGGTCCTTCTTTCTTGTCTTCATCGAATCCTTTGAATGGTCCTTTTTTATAGTCAAACTTAGGTCCTTTACCAATTCCAACTCCTTTAGGTTTTACAGACGACATTTTTTTAGATTTTTTGTGGTTGTATGCTTCGTGCATATCATAATCCTCTTCGTCCATTTCATCTAACTCTTGATCATCAGACTCATCTATTTCTTCAGAATCATCTTCGTCATCAGACTCATCTATTTCTTCAGAATCGTTGTCTTCATCGTCATCGTCTTCTTCATCTTCTTCATTGAATTCGATTTCATAAACTACTTCGTCCATGTCTTGATCGTTTTCATCATCCATGTCTTGTTCGCCCATTTCGTTTCCAACAGAATCATTAGCAAAGATTGCTTGAAGTACATGATCAATGTCATCATTAGATACCATTTCTTCTTCGTACATAGTTTCTTCATTTTCTTCTGATTCGCCGAGTTTGACTAAATATTCTGCGTCTGTATTGCTATCTGTTAAATGAATATCATCATCGTCTTTCTTAACGATAATTCCATCCTCTTCACCCATAGCTTTGAAGACTTTAAGAATTTCTTCATCTGAAGCTCCACGTAAATCAATTGGTTCATCAGAGTCAACTTCCATGTCAATATCCATATTCATGTCTAATCCCATGTCGGTTGATTCTTCATTATCAGCATCATCGCCTTCTTCATCAGAATCGATTTCAGCATCTAGGTCTAATTCTTCCTGCTCGGATAGAGATTCTTTTACAAGTTGTGAGATTTCTTCTTTCATTGTAGATTGAAGTATTCCTTTTGCATTTTCGGCTATAGCTTCTTCAACTTGTTTCATTTGAA